ACGCATTTGCGAAGTTGCCAGCTTTTGCGCGGCAATATCGGCTTTCGTCGATTGCTTCGTGATTTCGTCAAGGCTCGTTTTGATGACACGGGCGCCGGAAACGTCCGGGATAATGCCGACTGAAATACCAACGTCCGCCACGGTTTAGCCCCTGTTTTTCGCTTCGTGTTCCAATTGGACGGCTTCTAACGTGCGAATGAAAAATTCAAACACGCGGAAATCGCCAACATCGAACCGTTGCGCGTACCTATCGAGTGAGGACCAAGGTATCGGGCCGGCAACCATTCCGATAGGCCGATCATAGCCTAATGCGCCGAACGCATCCATGTAAAAATGCAAGTGCGGCATTAGCACCGGCCGGTTTACTAAGGCGGGGATCGACGCGCCCTTTGCGGCGGCGGCTTCCATGTTGGCAAGGTTCTTGCCGAAGGTAAGCCGCCACCGTAGGACGCTGGCTAGTTTTTTGCTTCGGCCTCATACGCTTTGAGGAAGTTCGACCCGTCGTTCGCTTTGATTTGCAAGAATTCGTACAAATCAGGCGTTGCGATCAACAGTTCCTTGACGGCGCGTTTCGCTTTTTCGTTGTACGGAATCACTTCACCGTCGGCCGATTTCAAGCCGATGACAACCGTATCGGCGAAAATACCGATTTCGATCGACTTGCGGAATTCGTGATCGGTCGAATCAATGTGCGGCGCGAAGCGGGTGCGGATTGCATCCGTCCATTTCGTATTGCGCTGCGTGGTGCGTAGGATCGTGAACGTACCGACGGCCGCAACTTCAATGTCGATACCTTTTTCCAATTCAAGTTTCGGATCAGTTTCGTGAAGTTTGCGCGCAAGGGTCATCATTGCGGTCAACGCGTCAACCTTGTCGGGAAGCGGCGTGTTCGATACGGATTTGGTCGTCGTTTTTTTAGCTTTAGGCATGGTCGGTCCTTTCGGGAGGTCGGCGGCGCTACGCCCGAACGTAACGCCGCCTTATCGTTGGCTTTCGGGAGCCTTTCTAGTGATCAATTACACCGGGTCACGGGTAATTTTCATCGTGCATCCTTCGGTCGTGTCGAACACGGCCATGAACGACATTTCCGCCATGACGTCCGTGTTGTTTCCGCCCGAGTTGATTTTGCCGGCGGTGAACTTGATGCGCGGCAACAGGATCGTGATACGACCGAACACCGGATCGTTGAAGTCCAACGTCAAATCGGTGTACGTGTCGGCAAGGAATTGATCGTACAGCAACGAATCGTTGAAGTATGCGTTCAACTGCCCGGACACTTCAAAGCGGCCGACACCGATGCCCGCGGTAAGCTGCGAACCGATAACGGGACGCAGGCGGTCATTGTTGGTCACGGCAAGCGAAACGCCCATCACCGAAACGGCCAACGATCCGCCGTCGAGCGCGATCGTAAGGTCGTTCGTTGCTTGGTAGAATTCCGACGTGCCGGCGGCGGTGTAGGTCGAACCGGCGATTGCGGTCGAAGCCGAAAGCGCGTTTTGCCCCATCAAGCCGAACGATCCTTCGACCTTGCCATTCGCCTGAACGGCAAGTTGCATGGTGTTGACGACGGCGCCCGGGATACGCTGGTAACGCGCGCCCGCTTCGGTTTGGAACGTGTTTTCAAACGTGAATGATTTTTTCAACACGCCGTTTTTCAGCACGTCGGCGGTAAACGTACCGCCTAACAGACTTTCCAACATATCGTCGAACGAGCCGTACGAAAGTTCGATCGGCAATTCAAACGCCGCCGAAATGCCGGAAGCGGCCGCGGCCGATACGTTGCGATCGTCACGAATTTCGTCGCTTGAAAGGTACTGAACATCCGGCGAAAGCGACGGCACGGAAGTCGTGCGGAACTTTTTGAATACCGGGGTTGCGGGGGTTACGCCGTACGTGACTTCCGGCACGTATGCGATACGGGTTTGGCTTGAATCGGTCATGATGTATTCTCCTTATGCTAAATCGTCGAATTGAAAATCAATTTTCACGTTCACTTGAAACCAGCCCTTACCATCGGGGCCGACTTCTTTCAATCGCACGTTAGAAAAGATCACCCCTTCAAACCGTGATTTACCTTGGAACAATGACACAATTGCGTCACCCTTGGCAAGCGCGTCGAGCGCGGCCGCCTTTTCCTTTGCGAAGATTTGGGCGGTGATCAGGCCGGTGCGGCGATATTTGTTGTCACCGGGCGAACCGACGGACGCTTGGAACGCGTCGAAGTTTTGAACCTGAAAGCGCACCCAAGTTGCGCCATCGTTGGGCAAGGTGAACGCGACGTCATCGTACGCGACGGGCGTTGTCGGCGTGGCGCCGCCCCATCCGGTCGAAAAATATTTGATAATTGATGCGCGTGCCGCGGCGAAAGTCATACGTTACCGCCCGGGCGTTTAAAGCCGCGCGCTGCGTTGTTTTTGGCAAGCTGGACCGCTTCTTCGACGAAGTTCGCGCCGGCCTGTTTTGAGTATCCTTCGTTCAGGCGTTCGATATACGGAAGGCCGTTGGAAATGAAAATCGTTTTGTCGGCCGGGGCGGCATTGATGGCGCCGGTTTGATCCCGCGGTTCGGTGCGTTCGCTTGTTTCCATATCCGGCACGCCCGACGAAATATTCCAGTTCGACCGCGCGCGACCGCTATCAACCGGGGTTGCTTGCTCGATACCCGACAACGCGCGCAACGCCGTCGCGCGAACGAGTTCTTGTTGCACCGGGATCACGATACGTTTCATGACGGCTTCAACCTGTTTTCCGACGTCGTTCATTTGCGCACCTGTAATTTCGACAGGATCACACCGCCATCACCCGGATCGACGGTTACGTTGTTGATGATTTCGTAACGAACGGTGCCGTCGATCAGCGCGTCGGCGTCAACAGCCCCGGCGATCAAACATTTTTTGTCACCCAACTTGATGATTTCGCCGTCGATATCGCGCGACGTGTAGTTCGTGAAAACCGCTTTGCGCGTGGTGTTTACCGGCGTTACGGGCGTGACCGTGCTATTCAGCGGGTTGAATGCCGGATCACCGGTTTTAACCAACGTGACGATGCGGCCTTTGCGGTCGATCGAGTCAAGGGCGTTTGCGCGCTGGCGTGTGTAATCACTCATACGCGTACGACCGGAACGTTCATGGATGCGCTGGAAATGTAAGGGCGCATCCAACCGTCAACGACCGGGCGTACGGTAAATTGCGAACCGGGTTCAAAGTATTCAGTTTCAAGCACGTCGGTTTTGTCGCGCTTGATGGCGCCGATCGGCGCGATATTCGGTGAAAGCGATCCGGCCAGCGCGTCGAGCGCGGCTTCCGCGCATGCGTTCTTGATCCCGGTCGGAATTGCGTTCGTCGCGTACGTTGTGCAGCGGCGCGGCCATGCCAACACGTCAGCGGCCATTGGTTCGCCGGCAAAGCGGCCGACGTATTTGCGATCGAGGTAATCGGACGCTTTGACAAGCGCCGCTTGCTTGGCAGCGTTGCCGGCGGCCGCCCATGCACCATTGCCGCGCAACGAATGATAGTCATCGGCGTGCGCAACGCTGCAATAAGCGTTGGCCGTTTCGTAATTATCACCGTCGGCGGCAATGAATGGCATGATCGGTTACGCCTTTTCGGATTCGCTAGTTACGACTTCCGGGCGGGTGCCGTCGGCCAGCATGCAAGCGGGTTTGCCGCCGGCTTTCAGGTCATACGGATTCGACTTGGTTTTCGTGGTGTCGGTCGGTTCGTAAACGCCGTGTTCCTCGAAAGTTTTGCCGCCGGTGAATTCAGCGTTTTCGATTACTTTTTCTTCGTTGGCAGTTTCGATTGCTTTGTCTTTCTTAGCCATTTGGATACGTCCTTGTTTGGGTTTGTTTGGGTTAGGGGTTGATCGGTTCTTTTGGTTCTTTCGGTTCGGAACGGGGCGGCCCGAAAGCCGCCCCGCCCGTTGTCATCCCATGGCTGGGAATTAAGCCGATTTACAAATGAACTTAACGATACCGACTTCCTTCGCGTCGTAAACGCGAGTCCAGTTGCCAGTGGTTGCCGCTTCGGCGTTGGTCGGCGTGGGGCCGGCAATGCTTGCAGCGGGATCGAAGCGGAAGCCGACGGGATGCATGATGAACTTTTTACGGCTTACCATGTATTCCTGACCGCTGTTTACGAGCGGGTCACGACCAACTTCAACCGGGGTTTTAACGGTGCCTTCTTTCAGCACGACCGAACCACGCTTGAACATATAAAGCGTGCCGACCTTCGTGCCGCTGTTGTACGGCATGCCGTCATCAACGATCACTTGTTTGTCGAGGTAACGGGCGATCGGGCGGGCTTGACCGGCAACCGGTTCAAACGTGATCAGGTTTTGAATCAGAAGTTGCGTGTAGAATGCGCTATGCATTGCTACGGCAACGATTTGATCCGACGCATCGCCGAGCAGTTGGCTTGCGGTGATGAACTTATCGCTTCCGATCACGGCCAGCGCACCAACGGCGGCCGAAATATCGTAAACGTTCGCACCGGCGTTTGCCGCGCCAAGTGCGCCGTTCAGGATGTTGATCAGCAACACTTGTTGACGACGCGCCCAGTAATCCGACCAGAATTCGGCCAGTTGATCCATGGGATCGGCGCCGCCAAGATCGACGGCCAGATCGGTTACACCGTACACTTGCGCACGCTCGTAAACCGGGGTCGATTCGTACGCTTGCGCAATTTTGTTGACGGTCAAATCAGCGGTATCGTCAACGATTTGTTCGGCGTCGTTCGGCGTGAGGCTGGAACGCATTTGAATATGCTTGCCGCCGTTGTCGAGGTTAAGCTGCGCGTTCACGGCCGCGTCAACATTCGATTGAATGATGCCCGAGTTCAGGAACGAGGATTTCACGGTCGATTTGCGCGCGATAATGCCGTTCAGCAATACGCCGCCGGTCGTGCCGGGGATGATGATATCAGAAAGTTTGGTAATGGTCATGATGGGTACTCCGAGGTTGAATGAAAATGATGAATGCCGTTGATTTACGAGTGAAATCAAGCATCACGCTTTTTTCAACCCTTCAAGGGTACGGCTAGGACCGTTCCGAAGCATCACGCTTTCGGCCGCGAAGCGGGGGCATCACACCCCCGCACGCATCTATGAATCGGATAGTAACCGAAAGATTTGATCAAATCAAGCGGCTGGTTTGTAACCCGGCAAGGAACGACGCGTCATTTCAGCGGCGGCCGCGGCGTCACCCTTGTTGTTCATTTGCATCAATTCGGTCGTCGTCGCTTTTTCGTAATCGAATTTTGTACCGCCGGGACCGTTCGGACGCGAACCGCCGCCGCTGTTATCCGCCGCGCGAACGAAGTGTTTGCCTTCCTCGGTTGCGGCCCATGCCTTCACCTTTTCAGAAACAGGCAGGCCGTCGAGCGTGACGACCGGTTCGTCGCCTTCAAATTCGACCTTCACTTGCTGGCCGAACATGGCGCGAACGGGTTTTACCATTTCCGGCGCAACGTTGCATTCCTGCAACGCATTGTTCAACGCGGATTCGGATACGACCTTGGTCAACTTCGTTTTGTACTTTTCCGTTTCAGCCGTGGCGGCCGCAATTTTCGTATCGGATTCCTTGCGCAAGCGTGCGGCCTGATCCGTCAATTGTTTGTTGATATCCTTGCCGCCGTCCATTACCGCGTGGTACGCGTCGGCGTCGAAATCATCCGGTACGTTCGCGTATTTGGTTTTGATATCGGTCACTTCTTTTTTGGCGTCCTTGGCGTCCTTGCGCGCCGCGGTCAACGCGGATTGCAGCGTTTTGACTTCCGGGTGTTCCGGCACGCCTTCGATATTCAGGATGAACGAACCGTCTTTTTCGGTGTAGAACGGTTGGATTGCGGCGTCGATACCGTCGAGCGACGTCAATACGGCTTTGAGTTTGGTCATGGTGATACCTTTCGGGTAGGTTGGTTAAAAGCCCTTAGCTTTCAGTTCGTCGAGCGTATAATATTTTCCCTTATTGTCAACGAACTTGCTGATATCGGCGCCCGAGTCACGGAATATCCGCGCCCGCTCGACGCCTAAAACATCTTCTTGAAACGCCTTGGATTGCTTGCGAAGGAACGTGCCGTACGTGGTGTCGGATGGGATCGGGCCGAATTCCGACGCACGCTTGCCGGCTTCGTCACCATCAAAAAACATGGTGATGATCGACCGGCAATTCCAATGCAGCGGCGGCCAACGGATATCCTCGTATTTGCGGTAAACCTTACCGTCGAGTGATTGGCATGTTGGCGACGTCCGTGAATCCAATGTCGAATGGTGTTTCCACGCGGCGACAAGATCGGCATTCGCTTTCGATAGTTCACGTTTAGCGGCGCTGGCAACGTCGGAAATGGCGGTACGAATTACCGCTTCGGCGTCACGCCGACCGATCGACAAGGCGCCGTCCGAATAGCCCGCAGCGCGCGTACCGCGAACCCGTCGCACGATTTGGTCGATCGTTTCGTTTTGCGTGATCCCGAGATTGACGGCGACTTTCACACGGCTGAATTCGCCAGCGGCAAGCGATTCGGTCCAATCGGCTAGAATCTTTCCTTGAAACGGCGTGGCGGTGACGATGGCTTTCAACTGCGCATCGGACGGAAGCACCATGTTCACGCTGGCGCCGGCTTGATTCACTAACCGAACCTGAAAATCCGCTTCGTACTTGGCGAAATCGACGCCTTGGTCGGTCATGCTTTGAAGGAACTGATCGTACGCCTGAAACGTTTTTGTTTCGATTTCGTCGAGCATGCGTTGCAGGCGGGCAGTAACGGCCGGACCGAGATCGTAACCGCGTTCCTCGATCAGCGCCAAGCGGCCGGCAAGTCGCTTCGCAAGGTCGTCATGCGCCGCGTTCAGTTGACCGATGATATCGTAAACGACGCCCGATTTGTAGCGTTCCAAATAGATCGAATGCCGGATTTGAGCTTCAAGAATCTTTTCGTTGATCGTCATGCATTAGCGGGCGCGGTTGGTACGCGTGGCGGGATCGAACCGAGCGCGGGGCCGGCGGCTTCCCGTTGCGCTTGGAATTCTTCAAACGTCATATCGTTGCGAAGCCATTCACTGAACATCAACACATCGAAGTAAATTTCCGGGCTGATCGAGCCGCTTTGCAACGCCGCGGTCCATTCTTTTAGATCGGCCGACGTGAATTCCGGCGGTACGAAATCGGTGTTCAGTTCAACCGACACGTCACCGTTAATGCCCGCCCATTCGGCAAGGAACTTGATCACCTTGGTCAATTGCGCCCCGGTCACGGTTGCCACGTTACCCAACACGCTATTTTCACCGCCCCGGCGGATTTGTGCAGTTTCGGCCGCTTCGGCCGCTTTCTTTTCCGGGCTGATCATGCGCGCGCCAAGGGCGGCCATTTGCTCGATTTTGCGTTCCATCAATTTCTCGATTGATGCGAATCCTTCCGATCCGACTTCGACGTATTTCGCGTCGGCTTCGGATTCCGGCACGACGATTGCTGTATCAGTACCGACCGTGATTGCGATCGGGTTGCCTTGTTCGTCACTGCATTTCGTGCCGCTAATGAATAGCGTCGGCATACCGGCCATATGGCAACCGTTTTCCAAGTCGCACGAATTGCGCCAATGCGACAAGTTCACGTTGACCAAATCTTCGACGGGCGGTTGCGAAATGTCGATCGACGGGAAATCCGGGCTGAACGGATAGAACGGAATGACGTCGAATTGCTGGCCGTTGCGTTTTGGGATCAACGTTTCATGAACGACGGGCGTACCGCCGGCATTCTTGCGCCAGATTTCTTGATAATACTTCCCGTCAACGAGCAACAGGCGACGGATTTGTTCTTTCGATTTGATGGCGCCCGTTTCATCGGCTTCGTCATAGCTTTCGGATAGGCAGATTTCGACCGGTTGCCATTTGTTTTGAACGAATTCCGACTTCCAATAAACAATTTGTTCGGCCGTATAAAACGCGACGTACGGACGCAAGTTTTGTTGTTCGGCAACGGCCTTCGTGATGACGGTGTTTTCCGGCGTCGTCGGCATATCGACCAACAAGCCGCAACGGCCGACGGTCAAATCCTCGATCAAGGTTTTTTGGCATAGCGCCATCAACGACAACCCGGTTTGCGTGACGTCGCCTAGGATATCGGCAAGTTCCTTCGGCGCGGTAACGGTTGGCGGCTTGCGAAAGATCATGCCGACCATTCCGTCGATCGTGCGGCCCGTGGCGTTGAAGTACGATCCGCGCTTGGCGTACGCTTTGAAATGGTCATCCGATTGGCCGGTCAAACGCGGAAGGTATTCGACGGCGTTCGCCTGAACTGCCCGTTCGCCCTTCGACGCGTCACGGCATTTGCGCCACACGGGAAGGTATTCGGTGAACGCTTCGTGCCGAAGGAACGGATTAGTTTCGGTTGCCATAGATACCCCTTAGCCCTGTTGCCGGAACAATAACACGGTCAAACGCCTAACACAACCGGCCGTGTGATGCCACCGGCAATGATCGGCCATTCGTACACCACGCAATACCCGATTGCCGTTGTGATATGCTGGTATTCCGTTTCATCTTCAAGGAACGTCGAACCCTTTTTCAACTGAACGGTTGCCAAGCCTTTATGCGAGTACGGCGCCATTTGACCGTTGACGAACAACGACACTTGACCGGCGGCGTTCATGATTTTGGCGCGCAAGGCGTTTTGCCGTTCACGGATCGGGCCGTTCGCTTTCTTCACCTTCCGAACGACCGTCCAATTGTTTTCACGCAACACCCGTTCGATTTCGGTGTAGTTCGATTCCTGATTGTGCTTTTCGCCCGCGCGGCCGCTGGCGTCACCGTACAGCATGACGGTACGGTTTTGATGCGCCTTGTATTTCTCGACAAATTCCAATGCCGATTGGCGCGCAACGGCGGATTCAAGAACGATTTCGTCAAGCACGAACAAGGATTTTCCACGCACAACACCGATTGCCGATGACAACGGCGTGTAGTTGAAATCATGCATCCAAAGCAATTGTTCGTGCGGCTGGATCGTTTCTTTCGTGTAGTTGTTCGGGCCGTAATCCTCGTAAATGCGGCCGCTGGCCGTTTCAAAAGATGCCTCAAATTCTTGCTTGAACTGGCGCAACGACATAGTGCGTCGAGCCGATTCGATCACGTCGGGCGGTAGGATTTCCGCCGATTTCCAATGGTAGTATGACCAATTCGCATCACCCGACGTTCGGGCGTATTCAGCCATATCGTAAAAATGGTTCAAGCCGTCCGGCACGCCGATCAACCAACACCACGGGCGATAGTCGGGTCGAAGCGGGTTGACCGTGTTCAACGCCGGCAAGATGTTTTCCGCCCATGCTTCTTTTTTCAAGTCGGCGATTTCGTCGATCCCGCCGCCGGTCCAGTTGATACCCTCGATTCGTTGCGGCTTATCCAAACCGATGACGTGAATTTCCGTGCCGTTGGGCATGAATATTTTTAGTTCGGATTCCGACGGCGGCTTTTCGTGCGTACTGGCGAACGTTAGCTTTTTGAGATCATCCCAAAAGATTTTTTTCGCCTGATCACGGGTCGGCGCGGCCGCAAAGTATTTTTCGTTGTCGTTGCGCATCGCTTGCTTGGCAAGGAAGCGTTTGAAGCGTTCAGTTTTGCCCGATCGACGACCCGCCGGCACGACCTTGAACCGAACGACTTCGGTGATCAGCCGCACTTGTTCGGGAATGTCGATCAGCGGATACCAACGGGCGTATTCGCGTCGAATGGAGGGTGACTCGATCATCCGGGTAATTGCGCCGAAAGCAATTTAAGCTGCGTGGCGACGTCGGCCGATCCGCCCGCGCCTTCCGGCTCCGGTGCGGCGACTTTCCATTTCTTCGGCCGCATTTGGCCGGCCGCCCATTGCATCGCGCTAATCGCCACCGCCCCAGCCTTCGGATTAATTTCACCGCGTTCGACTTTCCGGGCAATATCAACCACGTCGTCGGCATGGGCGTCGGCCTGTAATTCGCGCGCGCGGGCGATATTGGCGGCATAATGCGCGCCGTTGTTTTCCGTATCATTCAACCACCGTAGAATCGTTGCACGATCCGGGACGTAATCAGCCGGATCAACAAGCACGTATTGCCCATCGGCTTGACGACGCATGTTTGAACAAATCGAACGCATGGATTCACCGTTGATCATCCGGGTAATAACACGGGCGATCACTTCGTCACGGTTCCATTTAACGCGACCGTCGGCACCGGGTAGGATGATTTCCTGTTTACTTTCCATGCGTTAGATTTTACCGCACGGCACGGATGAAAGCAAGGCGTCGATTTAGTTTGACAGTTAAAACATAAAACAATAATTTGTTTTTACTTAGTGTCGCCTATTCTTTAAAAGCGTTTAGATAGTATATCTATTGATATTTTATATTATATATCTAAATGGTTAAAAGAAATAGAGTAACCTCACTTAAAACAAACATAGGTTTAAACTTTTATGGATTTTATCACGACTTTAGATGATTTACGCAGCACTTGGGCGGTTGTTTCCGTCGTCGATAGCAAAAACGGCGATATGTTATGGATTGGATTATCGCCGTTGGTTGATGCGTTCGCATTGAAAAAATTCCGTCGGCTTTGCCGGACCCGCACTTGGTTCGACACTGAAACGCCGGTCATGGTAAGTATCAAACACGTCGGCCGCGCGGAACAATGCGAAGAAAAACTAGCGGAATACATCAACGGCATGCCGACCGTTCCGCCGTTTTGTCAGTACGTTCGTTGCGTCGGCGAATCCCGGGTGTTCAACAGCCCGAAAGAAGCCGCACAAGCGCACAACGTAAATCTAAGTTCGTTATACAACCATTTAGCGGGCAAGCCGGGATACGAAACGATCAAAGGAAAAACCTTTATGTACGGGATTCGCTAACATGGAACGCCCTATCAACATGCATATGGTCATCAACATGCAAGCCGACGCGAAGGCATGGGCAGTTTACGAACTGCGTGATACCGCCACCGCTGAATTGCTTTATATCGGCGTCAATCGGCTTGCCAATATCATGACGCTGAACGACCTGAACACGAACCCGGGCTTCGACCGGAGCCGTAACTACATCTTCACGCTTGCTTCGGTTCACGAATCAAAAACGCTTGCCGTTAAGGCTCGTTACATTCGGATGACCAACAACGGACAAATGCCTATCCTGAACCGGCAAGCCAGCCGGGGGCGCGGTCACGTTCAATGCATGGACACGGGCGAAATCTTTACCACGCAGTACGAAGCCGCCCAACATCACGGTATTGACCCCGGCGCCCTTGGTCGTCACCTTGCCGGCCGACCCTATCACAACACCGTCAAAGGCCGTACATACCGGTTCGTTCAACCGCAAAAATAATTGATAAAGTCGGTTGACATTATAAACCGCCGCCCGTATAACGGTCATATCAACAACGCAGAAAGGTTCGCAACCATGACCAACATTCTCAACGCTTCGACATACATCGCCGACACCGAACAAGCCGAAAATGCTTATTACGAGCGCGGCACGGTCGAAGCAACCTTACACAACAAAACGCAGCGCGTACCGGCCAGCAAAGATCGTCAAACCGGTGAACTGATCGGACGCGGCTTCGTGATGAAATACCGCACCGGCACGAAAGTTTGGAACGCCAGCGTTTCGACTCGCACCGCGCCGGACGGCACGAAATGGGAAAGCATCGCGTCGGGCTTCGATAGCCGCAGCGGCAAACATCAAATGAGCGGCAACATTTGGTTCGCTTCCGACGTGACCAATCCCGCCAACATTTCCAAACGCTAACCCACAACCCGAGCCGGGGCGGATTCCCCGGCAAACACTATCAGAAAGGTTCGCACCCTATGACACCGACAATTCAAACCACTGGCCGAAGCCTTACGATTCATTCGGAAGGCAAGCCGATCACCGCCGATCAACTGATCCCGGGTAACGAATACGACGTGAATTTGTTCACCGGCGAAATCAAAGGCGTGATCGTCGATAATAAGCACTTCAACATTTACGCCGTACCGGAAG